TTTTTAAGGAGGACAAAAATATGTCCAAATTCGTAAATCTCGAACAGATCAAGGTGCTTGCCAACAAGGTCAAGTCCGAAGACGCCGCCCTGGGTACTAAGCTGGAAACGGTCACCACCAAGGTCGATAACCTGGTCGCCGCCGGCGGCGAGGCCAACATCCTCGAAGGCGTCAAGGTCAACGGCGCTGCCCTGGCTATCTCCGACAAGATGGTTGACATCCTGATCGCCTCCGGCGAGGAGAACGGCACCATCTCCGTCAACGGCGCTGCTGTTGCCATCAAGGGCCTGGCCGCTCTGGCCTACAAGTCCGAGATCACCGAGGACGAGCTGGGCGAGGCTCTGAAAGCCTCTATCGCCGCGAAGGCCACCAAGGCCGATCTGGACGCCCTGACCGTCCGCGTGGGCGACATCGAGAAGGCCGGTTATCAGACCGCCGAGCAGGTCCAGGCCGCTATCGCTGCCTCCGGCCACGCTCATTTCGAGGTCGCTGAGACCGACCCCACCGCTGAGGGCTTCGAGGCTCAGGCCAACGTCATGTACCTGTACATGAACAGCAAGACCAAGCACTATGACATCTACGCCAAGGTCGGCGAGAGCGTCGTCCTGCTGGATGATACCACCGTCGATCTGAGCGAGTATGCCAAGACCGCCGACGTGACATCCGCCATCAGCACCGCCATCGCCGCGCTGAACATCGACCAGTACGCCACCGACGA